GTTGTGGAATATCGCAAAGCGGGTATCGAAGTCCCTGTATACGTCATGCCGCTTGGCGGTCACTCAGACGAGTATCAAACCAACACCAAGCAAGTCGCAGAACTCGCAATGGAAAGAGGCTGGAGATATACACCAAGACTACACGTCGACATCTTCGGCAACGCCTGGGGAACTTAACGACGAAGTGGTTGAAAAAATTAGGAGATATATGTGAAGGATATGTTAGATAAATTAAATCCGTTTAAAAAGAAAGAAAAAACTTTCCCAAATACAATGACTGCTAAAGAGCAGGCTACGAAGAAAAAAGAACCGTATATTGAGGTTATTAATACTCATGTTAATCCAGATAATATTAAAAATGGATTCTTTGAACTTGACTGGAACGACTATTTCATAGTACAATTAAAAGAGTCCGGATACGGATTTGATGGAGATCCTGAAGAAGAAATAGTTGACAGATGGTTTAGAGATATTGTAACCCAGATGCTTGCTGAGGATGGTGGTGATCCGACAAGAACAGGTTATATTAACATTAATCCAATTGATAAAGATAAATCGGAAGTATCTTAATGCGTGACGATTTAATGGTTCAACAGCAAGTATCTACAGTATGGCAACATATGGTAGGTGTTATTTGTTTAAACCAAACAAATCGTAAACAAGTAAAACGTGTATTACCAAAGCTATTTTTTGTATGTCCTACTCCAGAAGACTTATTAAGAACGCCCGAACACATTATTAAAAATATTATCCAACCGTTAGGTATGGTTAATGTGCGTGAGAAACGTTTGCGTAAAATGAGCGAAGATTACTTGACATGGGACGGAGAAGATGCTACTATATTATACGGTATAGGAAAATATGGTAGTGATAGCTATCGTCTTTTTTACAAGAATGAGATCCCCGACAACATCGGTGATCATGAATTGAAACGTTATGTACAGGAAGAATTAAATGAAAACATACATACTAGTTGATACAGCAAACACTTTTTTTAGAGCCCGTCATGTTGTTCGTGGTGATGTAGATACTAAAGTTGGTATGGCTCTACATATAACTTTTAATTCTATTAAAAAGGCATGGCAAGACTTTAATGCAGACCATGTTGTGTTCTGTTTAGAAGGTCGTAGTTGGCGTAAAGATTACTATGAGCCTTACAAAAGAAACAGGCAAGAAGCCCGTGACGCTCTAACTGAAAGAGAACAAGAAGAAGATAAAGCGTTTTGGGAAATCTTTGACGAATTTAAAAATTACGTTACAGAAAAAACTAATTGTACTGTAATGCGCCATCCGCAACTAGAAGCAGATGATTTAATTGCTGGCTGGATACAAGCACACCCTAATGACAATCATGTTATTATAAGTACAGACGGAGACTTTGCTCAACTAATTGCACCTAACGTAAAACAATACAACGGTGTTAGCAACACTACAATTACACACGAAGGATACTTTGACGACAAAGGCAAGCCTGTTATTGATAAGAAAACAAAAGAACCTAAACCTGCACCCGATCCTGCATTTATGCTATTTGAAAAGTGTATGCGCGGCGATACTAGTGACAATGTGTTCTCTGCTTATCCGGGTGTACGCAAGAAAGGCACTAAGAACAAAGTCGGACTTATTGAAGCATTTGAAGATAAAGCAACAAAAGGCTACAACTGGAATAACATGATGCTACAGCGTTGGGTAGATCACGAAGGTGTAGAGCATAGAGTGTTAGATGACTATAATAGAAATGTAATTTTATGTGATCTAACTGCACAACCTGCGGAGATTAAAGAAATAATCTCTGCAACTATTGCAGAGAATGCTGTGCCAAAAGAAGTAGCACAAGTAGGCGTTAAACTAATGAAATTTTGTGCATTGTGGGATATGCAACGAATTGCAGACAATGCGCAACACTTTGCAGAACCGCTTAATGCAAAATATATAGCATGAGAAAAGAAGAACTAGTCTATCTTTTTAATAAATTAAACAATGAAGACTCAGTTGGACAGATAACAGCAATAGTGTATGATGCAAACGATGGTCAATTTATTACAGATAGTATTAGATTAGACATGGACGGTGGAAGATTAATTATTGCACAGAAAGGTTGTAGCAACTACGAGCGTAATAAAAAAAATTGGAAACAAGAATTGGAATTTTATAAATGAAAAATATATAGCATAATGGAGAATTAAGTATATGGCAGGTAAAGGTAGTAACCCGCGCCCGTTTAGTGTTGATAGAAAAACATTTGACAATAATTGGGATCGAATCTTTAATAAGAAGCCGGCGCAAAATGTGAAGGAAGTTTCTCGTACTATTAAAGAAAAACAACAGGAGAAAAATAATGATAAAGAAAATTAAAGCCAAAACTGTCTTAAAAGACAAATTTTGGATTATAGAAGATCAAGGAACAAAACTAGGCACACTTAGTACTAATGACGATCTTTTTGTTTTTTCTAATAGTCAAGAGACTAAAGTATTTTCTAATATTTCTAAATTTAAAAAACACTACGGTGTTGACATAGTTTTTTCTAAGGCAAACGATGTTGAAGACACCACTACTGTAAAAGAAGTCAAAGGATACCCTACAAGTTGTACTCCGTACAATACCATGTACGATGTAAGAAGAAAATTACCTTTGTTTACAAAAAGTACAAAAAGTAAAAGTCTTTACTGTGCAGGATATTATATAATTGAATTTGATAAAGGTTGGGTCAAATCGTTTTGTCCTAAATTAATTACTATTGAAAGATATAATTACAAAGGACCTTTTACTACAGACATTGAAATGCGTCAGGAGTTAAGTCGTGTCAATGCAAAATGAACCAATTAATACTGCTCCTATAGAAAATTTTATTCAGCAAGTAAAAAATGCTGAAAATTCTAAATCTAAAGAAGTTAAATTAGATATTACTCAGGCAAAAAATCTTGCTTTTTCATTAGGAACAGTTATGGCACGATTAAATGGAAATCTTGAAGACTTGCTAATACGTAATGCAAGAGGCGACAACGAAGTAATTGAAATTAAAATGGATCAAGGCAATTGGTGACCATTGACTCAAAAGCCCTTAAAGAATCTATTGCAGATACCATACTTGCAACTATCATTAGTTTTCCTTTAAATGTAATGCTCCTTGCTATTGCTAAAAACTTTGAGTTAAATGTTGTAGAAACTGCTGTTTTTATAACTCTTATATTGTTTAACATTGCAGTATTTCGTAAGTATAGCGTAAGAGTTTACTTTAAAAACAAAAAAAAGTATTAAAAAAGAGATAAATATATACGTAGTTAATTAATAGGATTACGTATATGTCAAGACCAAAGCCGAACGTATTATTAGAATACGTCAACAAAAAAAATTATAAAGCAGAACAAATATTAGAAGCAGAAGCAATATGGGCTGTGTTTTATAAAGGTGCCCCTTTTAACTTAAAATCTTCTAATGTACTAACTAGCTATCCTGGTCCTAAATACAAAAAGGTATCTTTTTCAAATCCCGGTCATGCACATAACCTTGCTAAAAAATTAAATAAAATGTTTAATTGCGAAGATTTTTCTGTCTTTAAATTAACTACAGGCGAAGAATTAAAACCAGAATGAACTGGAAAGAAACATATACAAAGATTTTTTTAAAACAATCTAATAAAACTATAAACGATATTACTGTAAAAGAATATCTCCCTGTTTGGTGGCAAAATACTAGAGCAAAAGATCAAGGCGGATTGCGGCTTACAGAAGAAGGCTATAGATTTGTTACAGAAGAAATAGAACTACAAACATATGATGTTCCGTTTCCAGCAGACTTTGATCTTACTACGAATGTTGTGATATGGCTAGATAAATTTATAGACTGTCCTTACTATTTGTGGAGCAAAGGAATCGTTGTAACAGACGAAAAGAAAGCACTCGAACTGCATCTTTTCAGTGGAGATGTTAAAAAATACGGCCTTACAAAAGCACTATCTCGTCAAGAATAATTGGTATACAACCTCTTGACAAATCATTAGCAGATGCTATAATATATACATACTTACAAAACGGCACTAATTTTTTTAAGGAGTATAGTATGGAAGATATAGCAGTAAGACAGGTAACCCCAAATAGCGCAAAATCTAGCATTAAGGTTGCTATTGAACGTAAACGTCCCATTTTTCTTTGGGGACCTCCGGGTATTGGTAAATCAGACATTGTCGAACAAATTACCAATTCATTACCAAACTCTCATTTGATTGATATTCGTTTATCTTTATGGGAGCCCACTGACATTAAAGGTATACCTTATTTTGATTCCAATCAAAATAAAATGGTCTGGGCCGCTCCAGCAGAATTGCCTGACGCAAAAATGGCTAAAAAATATGATCATATCGTTCTTTTCTTAGACGAAATGAATTCAGCGGCTCCAGCTGTACAGGCGGCAGCCTATCAGCTAGTTCTAAATAGAAAAGTTGGACAATATGTTTTGCCTGACAATGTAATGATTGTTGCGGCAGGTAACCGCGAAGCTGACAAAGGTGTTACATATCGTATGCCTGCA